TGCCGGGTACAATGGCGTACCCTTTTTCGTGATACCCTCTCTTTGCCTGTGCTTTATGTTTCATGCTATTTCTGTGTTCCTGTTCCTGTGTTGCTTCCATCTACCAACGGCCTCATGTTTGTGCCGATAAACCGCTGATCCATCGCTGCATTATTCAGGTCAGCATCGTTGCCGAGCAGTATACGGGCCTCGTTGGGAGACCATAAACCTTTCTCCATTTCCCGCATAATGCGGTCGCTCATCTCCTTCATATTGCCTTGCAAGGCTCCCACGCCTGACAGGTCGTAATCAATGTAGTACTTCTTGCCGTCCATTGCCTCCCATCCGGGTACCAGGAAGCGGTTTAGTCCTTCCTGAAGATCGTTCAGTTCAGGAATAATGGCATCTGTCCACAGGGATTTGTTCGCCAGTTTGAATTTTTCCCCGGAATCGAACAGGCTACGGTCCCCGCCCCCGGCGATCTCTTTGGGTACATTGTACACCCTGGCGATGGTGGCAAGGTCATTTTGCTGTATGCCTTCCAGCTGCATATCCACTGAATTCATCCCCAATGCTTGCCATTTCAGCGGCACGGTGGCCTTCATTACCTGGTTCTTATTCGATGCCCCGCCAAATCTTTCTTTCCATGCCTCATCCAGCTTCTTCTTTTCATTTGGATTCAATGGCCGGCCGCCGTTTTCCGGTGAAAGTATACCGGCCGGAATACCATTGACAAGCATCTTCATGGATGCTACGTAACCATCATTGGAGCGTTTCACAACATTGCAGAGCGGGGCCAACGGCGAAAGCCCATAGAAGTTCGTGCCCCCTTCCCTGTTCTGGCCGAATGTTGCGAATGCGGTGCCTGAGAAAATACCGGTCGATTCATCGAATTGCGGATTCCAGTATTTGCGGTGCAGCACATGATTGGCTTCAAATTCCACGTTGATGTTCATAAGTAGCCGGTACGCCTTCACCGGGTTGTCCCAGGTGCCTATGATGATCTCCACAAACTGCGATGGCATGTTGTATATCTTCGTGAAGAACAGCCGATCTTCGAAACCCGCCGGAGAAAGCCCATATATGAAGTTGTTACCCGTCAGCAGCTTGAAGCCTATTGCTCCTTCACAGAATTCGGTCCAGCTTTGTGATTCATTGGGTTGGATGAAGATTTTCTGTCGGTCTTTGTTCTCCGATAACACCAGGGCCTTACTATGCTGCACCCTGGCTTCGTCCCGCTGGCCTGATTCCATCAAGGCTTTGTATTTCCTGAATGCCTTTTCCTCTTTGATCTCATACAGAGCAAAAGGCACCGACGATGCTGGCCTGGTGATCTTGTTAATTATGGAATAGACGTTTGGGTTCGTTACATACCCCTTGTCTATGTATGTCCTGGGGTCTTTGTTATAGAATTCAACCTGCCCCATTCGCAGCAATGAATTGAGTGCGAAATATAGTTCGTTGTTGCTCTGTGTGGGGGCATTAAGTTTGGTGCGGAGCCATTCTATGAATCCCATTCGATCATGGTGTTATCTTCCGGGTAAAGATAACGATTCTTTCCGTTAACCGAAATCAGCTTCACCCTGGCATAGATAGTCCACCGCATAGCGCAGCGGATCAATGATGTGATTGTATTTGTCAATCGGCGTTTCACTTTTCTTGTCGTGCCATGCGTAATTGTCAAGTTCCGTTTTGGCATTCTCCGAATCAGGGTCCACGACGATGGTGTAATTCAGCAACTTCTTTATTCCTGCCCGGACTGATCCGGCTGGCTTGTATGCTGGAATTACATTGAATCCGGCTTCACGTATATCATCAATCAAGCGATCTTCGGAGCAATCGGATACAATTAGGTCGTCGGACACAACCCATTTGCCTTCCTCATCCTTGTCCCACATGATTTCTTTCATGTGTTCGATCAGGCGGGAAGTACTCTGCCCGTTCTGATACATGTACTCCTTCACATAGATACGCTTGCGGGCTTCATCTATGGCTACCTTTATCAGGGTATCAGGGTCAACGGAATACCCGAAGTCCTGCCCCCATATATGCGGCAATGATTCGTCAAATTTGCCTTCTTCCCAGTTCTCGAATATCACACCTTCGGCCTTCTTCATCCATCCTCCCAGGATGATGTGACGGTACTTTTCTTTATGGTTCTTTTTGATCCATGCAATGCGCTTCAGGAATGATTCTGAAAGGTTGCGAATATTATCCAGATAGGTAACATGGATATGCTCGACCTCCGGGTGCGTACAGATGGCCACCTTTTCGCCGTCAATCTTGATATACTTCGTATGACCCACAAACCAGCGCTTCCATATCCAATGCTCCTGGGTCGTTGGGTTCAGTACTATCACCACCCTGTTTTGCGCTCCCTTCTGTCGTACCGAAAGATCAATTTTGTCGAATGCATCTTCATCGGTCATTTCCTCACCCTCATCCACCACGAATGTAGTCACCCCCTGTATCGACTTCAGATTTGCGGTCTGGTTGCCGGACGATACCTTTATACCCCGGAACATGATATCCGACATCGTGCGGGTATTTACGATGTCGCGCTGTTTGATCAGGAAGTAGTCGCGGGCATTCAATAGTTCGATCTTCTCAATGAATTCAGGAATGATCGAGAGGTGCGCCGCTGTCATGGTGTAGCGACTGAATAGTATGCGGTGACCTATCTCGAAGGAAAGATGGGTCAGGAACATACTGACGTGAAAAGACTTGGCCGATCCCCGACCGCCGGTGATAAGGATATACCTTTTCTTGGTGGTGTAAAGTGGCTGGAATTTATCGTTGAGCCTGATTTCTTTGCTGTCTTCCGACATTATTCATCTTCTTCCTTATCGTCGGCTGTCTTTATCCAAGATATAGGGGCAATACTGATGCCTTCCCCATCTGCTCCGGTCACTTCATTACGGATGGAATACTGTTCCTTCCATCGTCTTTCCAACATCCATGCTGCGGCCTGCCATGTACCAGCTTCTGCGGCTTCAAGTATTACAGCCTTTAGTCTGGACTTGGCTTTTGCTTCGGCAACTTTTAAAGCTTCCGAGAATTCCGGGTGTGCATTAATCCAATCATGGTAAGTACTTACACCTATTCCAGCCATTGCGCAGGCATCCTTCTGGTACAATCCATCTGCAATATACTTGCATATTTCTTCGACTATTTCAGGCGTGTATTTCCCATTTGCGCCCCTGTCTGTTCCGTCTTTTGCTTTCTTTTTCATGTCTTTGTCTTTTTCTGAGCCATTTTGTTGCACCTTCCTGATTTGTTCTTTCTGCCCCTTGTTGAAGACCGGGCCCGTGGCCTTGTTGTTTATTCGCGTCTTCTCCATACAAGTTACAAATCACAATCCATTTCAAAGCCCTTTTCGATATAAAACCGGTTTTGAAGTTCATGGACATACTGCACAGTCTTGTCATTGCCATCAAAGAACCATCCCTTTTCACCATTGCGCACCAGGTCAACGCCAGCCTGCCCCTGGAATATGCCGATTTCTTTGTCGATGCACTTAAAGCCGATCTTTTCAAGGATGTCTTCGGTGATCTTTACCGGCACAATGTTTCCATCGGTTATCTGAAGTTCCATGCCTATCGCCTTATTCAGCATTGCCTTTATTACGCCTTCGGCGATCAGCGACACCCGGCGCGGGGTGATTGCCTTCTTTCCTTTGGCGTCTTCCGTCGGAATGCCGACATAGTTGCCTATGCGGAAGTCGGTTGCTTTCAAATTGTAGGTTTTGCCGTTGTCAAGTGTAACGGTGTTGTCTTTTTTGTTGTGTATCATAGTAATAATGTTTGCTTTGCGCCTTTTTGAAATCTTTTTTCACCTTGTTCAAGGTTGAGAATTGCTTGTTTATAATAGCTGTCTTTCAATTCTATGCCTATGGCTTTTCTGCCCATTGATACGGGCGAATACACTTCACTACCCACTCCCATGAATGGAGTTAGAACTACTTCTCCCGGATTTGAATACAACTCCACAAGACGATCAATAACATCAAGTTGTAAAGGGTGGACATGCTTTTCGTCGTCCGGGTCTTTGCTATCCCTGAAAGGAAGTACGTTGTCTATTCGTATATCATCCCATACAGCTGAGGCGTAACGCTGCCAAATGTAATGGTTCAATTTGGTTACTTTTTCTTCCTCGTTGATTTTATTCAAATGATCCCAAAGTTGGTCTGCGTTCAGCTTTGAGTTGTTGGCATTGTTCCACGCCTGTAAAATATTCGGAAGGATGGGTGTTTCTCCGGCATAATGATTGATTCCGAAGGGGTGTGTAACGGGTACGGCATTTTCGCCTTTTCTGGTGAAAATCAAAACATAATCAGGCATCGCCGTGAAACACTTTGTTGAATCCTCCATTATGAATTTGTGCATAAGGCTTTGAACCATCGTCCTCATGCGAACCTTCAACGGCTCTTTCCAAATCGTGATACGGTTTCGATACTCAAATCCATACTTAGAATGAAGTTGAATTATTTCGTGCGGAAAATCCCAAAGCCGACAAGTATTGTCGAAAATATCGGTGCAATGAACCGCATTTATACGCCCAGGCTTTGTAATTCTTGACATTTCTTTTACGAGGAATTCGTATTGCTGCAAAAATTGCTCTTTATTTTCGCAGTTGGAAAAATCCCTCTCGCTGGAGGAATAGCTATACAATCCCGCAAACGGTGGAGAGTAAATGGAAAGATCAATGCTTTCTTTTTCTAAGGCAGGTATTACCTCCATGCAATCGCTGTTGTAGATCGCATACTTATCGGTTATTAATTGGTCTTTGGTCATAGAAAGGAAGGTTTTATTATTTGCTTATCGAACTCTTTTGGATTTATTGAAACGGATTTATTTACATTCTCAGTAAGATTCTTGTGCAACTCAATGGCCTTTTTTGTTTTCTGCTCAAGAGCCTCTAATACTCTTGTCTGACCATCTGAAATGACCAAATCTATGGTCACGTCTTTGTTTTGGCCAAACCTCCAAAACCTACGAATGGCCTGATAGTATTGCTCGTAACTCCATGTAGGGAAAAAAACAGAATGATTGCAATGCTGCCAATTTAATCCCATGCCTGTGATCTTGGCCTTGGTTATCAGGCGTTTTATTTCGCCCCTTGAAAATGCGATGAGTATTTCTTCTTTTTTTTCGATGGATTGACTGCCTATTATTTCAACGGCTTCTTTATCAAGTCCTTTTAGAATAGTGCTTTCGTTGTTGGTGTTGCACCAATAGACGGAGGTTTTTTCTCCTGCAAGCTCTACCGCTTTTTCGCATCGTTGTTGTTCGGTCTGCTTTTGCTCATGTCTTACCTCGGCCATTGACTTGGCAATAGGGGTAAACATTTGTGTTTGCCCATTTATATCTACCAATGACTGATTTTCAACTGTATGTTTTTTTACGATTAATTCCGGGAGAATATATCGGTCATTTGAAAAGCCCAGATCTGACGGCATCTTACACATTATGGCCCAACTATTTACCCATGAAAAAAAATCCTTTTCGGCATGAGGTTTCAAATAAAATTTCTCTCCGATGTTTTTCGTGTCTGAACTGTTCTGGTTGTTCTTGAAGAATCTTCCGAGCATATCCATATACCCCAAATATCCAAGTGCTTCGCTGCTGGTACCAAGTTCTATGTAATCATTCGGGGATGGCGTGGCCGTGCTGAGAAATCGGTAAGATATTTTTTTGACAAATGCGGTTACCTGACTTTTGATTTTACCATCGAAATTTTTCAGAATTGAACTTTCATCAAGTATCACGCCCGAAAATTCCTTTGAATCAAAATAGTGAAGTCGTTCGTAATTGCAGACTACTATTTTTTTTGTGTGCTTTCCATCTTTTGAATATTCAACACCTTCAATACCCATTTTTTCAGCCTCGATCAGAAATTGAAACGCTACAGCCAATGGGGTAAGAATTAAAACATTTCCATTGGTATGCTGAACTACATTCTGAGCGATAGCAATCTGAATAAGCGTCTTTCCTAAACCTGTATCCGCAAAAACGGCCATACGACCCCGATTGACAGCCCTCGTTATTATTTCCTTTTGAAAATCAAATGCCATATCTGGAATATAAATAGCATCAAATCCGCTGTCTGTTATTTCGTGACGTTTTTTTGCTAAAAAAGAATGGTAGTTCATTATAGTTAGGGTTTCATAGTTCAAACATTTTTCTGTGTAGATCGACCCAGGCTAAGGCAGCTGTTTGCCAGTATCTCAGCCCTTATTGACTTCGAAAGACTATTCTGGTAAACTCTTTCCGCATCCTAATAGCCGCCACGGTATCCTATGATCGTGAAAACTACGGCAGCGAATGCTATCGCAATGATGCTTTTTTCACTCATGAGGTTGAAGGTTTTTCATGGAAATAATACCGGACGAATCCGGCCAGTATAAGCACAGCAATGGCCTTAAAGAGCATTTCGGCTGAGGATCAACTTGTAAATGTTCTCATAATCCAACCGCTTCTGTTTGTCGGTATGGTAGTAATTACGGATCACATTGCAATTGCTTCGAACGGTGGCATGATCGAACGGCTTGAGCGGGTCCGAAGAGGTTGCAATGCCGACTTTTTCAAAGCTAATGCGCCCGAGATAATACATGAAATATTGGGCAAACTGCCTGCATATAATGATATGGCCAAACCTGCGATTGCCGGAAACCAAAGTCATGTTTACGCCGAAATAATCGCACACGACCGCAAAGATCATGTTTGGATCAAACGGTTTTCCCCGGTATGATTCAACGGTATCATTGGCGATATGACCCATCCGTATGTACCTGTCAATCTTCATCCGTGCTTCGGTGAACAGATCGGCAACATCCATGCCGGTTACAATATCACATTTCCAGCCGGCAGCATCCAACATTTTCAGTGCATTTAGTTGATTGTCAGATGCCTTATTTGGATGAATTTTCAATTCAACAGCATAACCGGCATACAAACGGCCATCGCCAATTGAACTTTTGAAGATCATCATATCA